ATTAACCCCTCATCGCCAACAAGCCCATCGGGACTAGCCCCAGACCACAAAATGCGAGGATGGTCAATAAAACCAACTTCGTTAACAAAGTAGTTGGCGTGGATTTCGTAAGCTGCTCGGGCAAGGGGCTCAGTTTGTGTACCCCAATCCATAGCGGCGTTAGAAAAACTCTCTGTGGGTTTATTAGTCAATCTTTCGCAAACCAACTGCGCCATGTAGTTATCACGAGAAGCCGAGTAGCCGGACTTAGTTTTAGCAACCACGTCTGAAACTCTGCTGGCTGTAACTTTGCCAAGTCTTGCGCTGAACCATTCATCTGTTCTCTGTTCCATTTAAAGTGCCGCCTTTCTTGCGTTCTTGGCGGCAATAATTTGTTTCTGTGCTTCGGGGTCTGATTGGGTGTCTTTAAAAGCTTCGGTGTAAATTTTCTTCAGCTCATCTTCGTTAGCGGCAGCACCAATAGCGGCTAACCAATCAGCTACACGGCTAGGGTCAACGCTTTGAACCCTGCGACTAGCGGCATTACCATCATCATCTTCTGGTGCTATACCGCAAGCTGCCATAAGGCTATAACGCCTTGCGTATGTCAAAGCTGAACCATAGCCTTGCGGGTCTTGTTTGCTGGCCGGAACGTGCAACTTGCCACATTCCAATGTTTCGCCAGATTCGTGAATAAAAAGCGTTTCTACGGTTACACCAGTAGTGTCTTCGTAGTTGCGCTGAATCAAAGCAATGCCATTGTTATTGAGGGCATCTATGACCGCTTCAACGCAAGCGGCTAAGTCTGCGTAACGGCTTTTAAAGTGCGGGTTTGTTGATGATTTGAGAGCAGGGCCAAATGCCTTTTGTGCTTTGACCAATGCTGTTGCGATGTTTTTCATTTATAGCTCCTAAGGTTGTAAAGCGTCACGACCAACGCCAAAATCATTATATGATATGTTTTCATGCGTTTTGATGTTTTTTAATGGTGATACGTAAATTATTATTTCCTCCTGTTCTGCGTACTGTTTGATGATGAGTGCTTGAACAATCTGGGCATCATCGGTATAGGCTATGCCGTTCAAAGCGTCTGTAACTGACTTTGCAAGATTGTCCCAATCGGGTTTTTTGGTGGGCATTTCGTCACCACTAAGGCACGCAGCACGGCGTTTTTTTGAGTAACTGGATGGAATGTTTAGGTTGAAGAAAATAACAACGCAGACCGCTGATCTGAGGGGTTCTTGACCTGCCATAGCTTGTTTGGCTAGATAGGCAACTTTCCCCTCAAAACTTTCAGTCGCTTTATCGGTGTAAGTGCTGACAAAGTTACCTCTGCGAACGAACCGAGGTCTGCCTTTGGGTGTTGCTTTGCCGGGGATAGTTATTTGTATCATTTGTTACCAAAAAGTTGATTGTTCGACTTGATAAAAATTCCACGTTGGTGGAGCGTTATATATTTCAATTCGCTCACGCATAACTTTTGCTCTAGCTTCTTTTGTAGCTGGGGTGTAACTGCCATGCCATGCTTTATCTATGCCAATGTTGCGACCGATGTTTGTGCTGTCTGTTGATGCAAATGGCAATTTTGTAAAAACCTTTGGGTCAAGCATCCGCAAACCATGCAATTTGCACATAGGCCGTCCATCCTCATCGCAAATGGCTCTCATGGCTGTGCCTATTCGTGACCACCAGTCTTCATTGCCAACAAAAGCATACTGACCTGACGAGCCTATACAAATGCGAGGCCATTCATTTGCTAAACGAATCAACCGATCAATTGATTCGTGCATATGCCACACAGGTGCGCCAAACCACTTAGGCAAAGGCCATTCAGCCAGCAAAGCATCATTGCCAGCCTCGCCGCCTTCAATCACATCAGGAATCACAGCAAAGTCGCAAGAAGGAATCTTTTTGCACATTGCTGCCCATTCATAGAATTCTGACCAATCTGTGATTGGCTCACCTGACCGCCAAGCTGAAAAAGCGCCGTTATCAATGGCAAACGATTGGCACAATTCAACAGCTAAACCAAGTTGCCCAGAATGACGAAAAGATACAAAAGCATGGCCTGACGAACAAACGCTTGTTGCCGCTTTATCTGGCGTAATTGGCAAACCATGGTAATGAATCATTCGATGCTTTCGTACTTAATACCTTTGGGGTATAAGTCATGACGCAACAATTCGTTTACGGTTGCCGCATGAGCAATGTTCCATAAGTCACGTTTTTCGTCTTCGTTGTAAAACGTGCCTTGATCGATTGTGTGATGACATTTATGGCAAAGGCTGGCGCAATAAATATCGCTTGCTTTAATTCCCCGCCCTTTGCCATGCTTGGATTGATTGGAGTGCGCCCCGACCACTGTCCCATCGTTGACGCCACAAATCTGGCATGGAATCTGGCGGTAAGCAGACATAAGTTTTCTGCTTCGTATGTAATTCATCTTCGGGTACTGCACTTAAATCTCCAGTTGTTTGCAATGCTTGGTCAACAATGTAAGCAGGGTAAGAAGTTCCAGCTTTGACTTTGTTAAGAATTTCATTTGCTTGGTCTAACGTCATTTGCGTAATTCTTGCAAGCGTTTACGAATGTGGTCTGGCATTGGTACTGCCTTGGCTCTTTCTTGGGCAATGACCTCCAATGTGCTGACTTGTTCTTTGACTTCTGGTATCTCCGCTCCATCCCATCGTTGTTGGTTTAAATACACCAAGGGTGCTGGAATAAAAGCGCCGTTGTCTTTTTTCCAATCGCTTGTGGTTTTCATCCACTCAACGTGTTTGATAATTTGATCGGATTGTGTTTCGTAGTAACCTTTATTCCACTTTGCTAGGCAAGCTGCCTTTGCGCCTTTTCTTGGATTCTTAGGCCATGCTTTCCAAAAGAGGTCGAACCCTGATTCAAATAACTCCATTACTTTCCTTTAGACAATAGTTTTCCTAGGGTGGATAAGACTGACTTCTTTCCTTCCCTCTCCAAGGCTTAAGTTGTTGTAAACACAAAAGCCCCCAAGTGCGCCTGACGGGTTTATTCGCTTATACATTAGGCCTAGTTTTCCACCTGAGTTACCCAATGCTTTACCAGTCGCTAAACCAACGCTGGTCGCCTTTTGCCTCGGGGTGTGACGAGGTGCGGTGTTTTTTGGGTTCAGTCCATGCAGACCATCAGCTAACGCGCCCTGACGGTTGATGTGAAATCGAAAATGAAAAAAGCCGTTTACAACTGCGCTCTGGTGACAAGTCTTGCCTAAATTCTTTCTACGGAAACTTAGGCAAAACAGAGCGCATGTATAAACGGCTTCAATTTCGTTGCTTGTCACGACAACGTTGAAAATTATAAAGCCGTTTTTCATGGTTGGTGCAAATTGTTGAAAATTTTTAGAAGGGCACGTCTTCTAACTTGTTTTCTATTGCTAGCAAAGTCTGGAGACGCTGTTTAATCTCGTCTATTTTGCGTTTGTATTCATCGTTTAAGCGGTCAACCTCTTTGTTAAGAGTTTCTACTTGTCGAGCTACGCTATTGAAACCCTCGGGCAGCAAGTAGTCAAACTTAGCGTATTCGATAGGCGTATAGGTATGCCACTTGTCAGACATATCAGACATATCTGTTGGAAAAAGCGTATAACGCATGCCGTTGGTGCTATGCGTCCGCACCTCATGGACAATGCCTTCGATAGAAATCAATCGTTGGTCATGGTCAATTTGAGCAGCCGCTACTGCGTCATCGTGGGATTGTTGCAAGTTCATTTTTAAGCTCCTAAGTTGATGAAATAGACGATGGCTGCGCCAAAAGCCACCAAAACAAAAATACCGGCGCACATCAGGTCATAAAAAAACGTCTTCATTGCTTGCTCCTAAGGGGGACTAAGCCCCCTGTTGTTATTGAAAATTAGAACAATGACTTTTCTTCGTAGCAGTAATTCAACTGCTCTTTGCTAGCCATTTCTAGCAGGGTGTAGTCAACCCATTGTTTGCATTTGTGCATACCCTCTAACCAAGAGATCAAAATTTCAAAACTGTCGGCTGGGATCGCTTCAACGGTGCGGATAGTGGCATCAATACAAGAGTTGCAAACAACTTTGTCGCCAACTTTCAATTTTAAAAATTCACGTTTGTTCATGTCTTACTCCTAAACCGCCATTTGCGAAATTGCTTGGCGTAAATAAATTATAGTCTAGAAACACATCAAACAACATCAAAAATGACGAAAACTCATAGAATACACGAATATATTTTTATGAGTTTTTGAGGTTGTATAGTATTAAACTATGCTGAAAGAGCTAGTTCGAGAGCTCTGGTTTTCAACTTGTCGCCGGTTCCGAACCATGCTTCGTTCAATCGTGCATCGGCGCTACGTTTAAAAGAATGGTGGTCAATAAATTCAGTCACCGCATTGACCATGCCCCAATAAGTGCCCCGAGAGCCGTTAAGTTGTGAACCCATGCCAGCGCCATGAAAAAGATCAAGGACGCTTTTGTAAGCACGGCTATCTTCAATCTTAAAGTTGGCATCGGTCTTGAAGCGGTATGATGTAGGCTCAAACAAAGCCTTGAGATATTGGTCAGGTTTAGTGC